TCTGGGTTTGACCCCACGTTGGCAACCTGACCCGCCTTCTGAATGCCTGTGGGGTCGGCCATATGCTTACTTCTTACCCTTTTTGGCCGCTTCGCGCTTGACGCTGTAGGCAATAGCTACAGCTTGTTTGACCGGCTTACCAGCCTTCACTTCCGCCTTGATGTTTTTGCGGAACGCCTCTTTGCCGGTGGATTTGGACAAAGGCATCTTACTTGCCCTTCTTCATGGGCGTTTCACGCATCTTGGTGGTGATGCTGATGATGTCCTTGCCACCTGGCATGGGCTTACGCGCCAGCGGGATCGCGTCCATTTCGGCCTTCGGCTTGGGCATTTTCAAGCCCATCGGCGTCTTCATGGGGGTCATGCGGCGCATCATTTGCCCTTTTTAGCTGTTTTGGCGCTCTCTTTGAACGCTTTTGCAGTCGGGGCGCCCTTGGTGCCCGGTTTACGCATCTTTTCGCCAGAACCGGCGGCAATCCGTTCTTTTTTGGCATGGATGTTGGCGTACAGACCCTTTTTCATGAGCATTTCCACCGTTTGAGGCTGGCTTTGGCACGTTCGCCGTCCTTAGCCTTGGCTGCTACCGCGCCCATACGCGCACAAAAACTGGCCTTACGCCCTGCATCCGCCTTTGTCTTGGGATTGGGTGCCGGCGGCTTCAGGTTCGACCCGGTTTCCCGGTTGTACTTCTCGCGGCCCTTGGCCGTCAGTCCCGCACCCTTGGACGCGGGGAGCTTTTCCCCACGCCCTACGGCCAACGAAACAGACTTCTTCTTGTCGGCCACGCTACGACCCCATCCAGCTTGTAGCTACACCGGCGGGAGAATACCCACCTACGCGTTTCTTGTCAACGCGCCCTTCGCGGTGCGCCACCGGGAACGCGAACGTCACCGCGATGGCGTCCGCAGCGTCGGGTGATGCCAGCCCGCGGGCCTTCATGTCCTTCTTGGACTCAAGGAACAGCGTGCCTTTGCTGTCCGGCTTCGTCTTCGGCCCGATCAGGTCAGACTTCAGGAAGCGGTCGTTTGGCACGCTGGCCGTCTTGAGCCAGTCGCGCATCGCGCCCCACATCTCGGCCCGCTTGTTGCCGTACATGAGTTGCTTCTGCGCCTTGTTGCCGAAGTTGACGCCGCGCACCCTGTACCGCTGCTCCTTCAGCCGATCCACCACGCCTGCGCCCAGGCCGCCTTCATCGACGACGGTCAGCGCGGGCTTGTACTCCTCAATGGCCTCGATGACGTGCCCGACCACTTCCATCGTGTCAGCGCCGCGCAGCCGCTTGATGTCGATCAGGTCGCGTCCCTGCCGCACCGCGATGACGGTGGCGTCGCTGCCGAACCGCGCCGGATCGACGCCGATGGTGATCGGCGCCGTCTCGTCCTTGTGCTTGGGCCGCTTCATGGCGTCGTCCACCAGATTGACCGGAATGAACTGGTCGTCGCCTTCTGATGGAAACTGACCGTACACTTCGACGTTGGCCTGGTAGCTGTCCGCGCCGTACTCGTCGATGATGCGCTGGTACAGGTTCTTGTCGGTTCCCTCGACATCACGCGCGTCGATGTTGCTTGTGCGCCAGAAGCTGCGCTTGCTGTTGAACGTCTCGTAGAAGTAGCCGGTGTTGCGTCGCGGGTTGGAGAACGCGACGTGAAAGCGGTGCGGCGTGTTCTCCGTGAAGAAGCCGTCGCTGACTGACCAGATGCTGTCGGGAATACCGGACGCTTCGTCGAAGATCAGCATCACGCCGTCCCAGTTGTGAACCCCGGCGTAGGCGTCCGGGTTCTCCTCCGACCACAGCCGGCCCTCGACGGCCCAGTAGCGCGTGCCTTTCTTCAGGTCACGCTCGACCAGTTCCGTGATCCACTTGGCCGGCATGATCCGCGTGGCGGCGATCTCGAACCAGTGGCTGTTCAGCGCCATCGCCAGCCACTTGGTAATCTCGGCCCATGTGACGCTGCGTAGCTGCGCCTCGGAGTTAGCCGACACGATGGTCGTGCTGCCGATGCGCGTGGACAGCATCCAATGCACCAGCCAACTGACCAGCGCCGACTTGCCGATACCGCGGCCTGACGCCACCGCCTTGCGGAAGGTGTCGTAGTCTACCTTGCCTTGGTTGTCCTTGATGTGGTCACGCAGGGTGCCCAGCACGTCGCGCTGCCATTTGCGCGGCCCTTTGAAGTGTTCCAGCGGCGTACCCGGCTCACCCCACGGGTAGGTCAGCAGCACGAACGCCAGCGGGTCATCCTTGATCGTCGGCGACCACAGCCGACTCATCAATTCCATTTCCTCGGCTGCTGAGTAGATTGGCTGCTGCATAGTGGGTGTTGTCCTCTAACGGCGTCAGTTCGGTGTACAGGCCTTCGATGACGCGCGACTGCGCCCGCTCTAGCGCGCCGGTGATGCTGATCTGCTGGTCGATGTTCACGTCGATCTGCTGCTTGGCGACCCAGCCGTGCTGGTGCTTGAGGATGTCCAGCGCAGCCCTGGCGTCGCCGTTGGCGGCGGCGTGGTACATCGTCTTGGCGGCGGACAGTTCGCCGTCAGCGCGGCCCTTCATCTCAGCAACCTCGACCAGCGGGTCAAACTCAGACAGGCGCCGAAACTGCTTTGGCGTCAGCCCGGCGGCCAACGCCAGACTGTCGCCTTTCAGGCCATAGCGCGCGGCTTCGTAGATCGCCTCCAAGCGCGCCTCGGTGGCTTCTGGGCGTTCGGGTGCGAACGGCAGGGAATAGAAGGTCATGGTGCCATAATAGATGACGCGGGGTGCGCGGGCAAGGCTGCACTAAACTGTGTTGCGTAAAAATAAAAAATAAAAAATTGTTTGCGGGGGGTGCCCGTGACAGTCACCCGCGCGCCGGCCCCCGGGGGGTGGGGGTGCAAGCTCCAGACACAGCCTGCGGCTACATGTCGCAGCAGATTGGCGCGGCCATTTCCCCCGGCTTGGCGCTTTGGGCATGACAAAAACAACTGGCTGGCGCGCGGCTTGCGCGGTCATTGTTGACCTTGGCGGTTTGGGCAAAGCGCAAACAAGAGCCGCATCACGGGCGTGATTGCGTGACAATCCGACAATCCAGGTCGAAATGTGAGAACAAGCAGGGAACGGTTAGGCGGATTGTCAAATTGTCATGGCAATTTCAGTTCACCTGAGAACGGCGGGGTGCGCAGCGCCACCATTCGCGCCAGCGTTACAGCGTATTACCTATATAATACACTTATTTTTTTTTTAAATTGATAACATCAACACTACCTAAATAGCCCAGAAGTCTCATATCCCCCTGAATTGCCGCGCAAAAAGCCTAGGCTATTTGCATCGCGCCCATAGCCCAAACAGCCGCCTAACGTGACAATCCATGCTAACATTACAAATTCGTAATGATGCAAACAAATGTGTTGCACAGCCTGCCGGCGTTGATATGATGGGCGCATCAACACAGCAACGAAGGGGAACGCAAATGTACACCGTCAAAGTTCGCAAATGGGAAGATGCCGTGGCGATGGCCGTTGCCAAGCGCGGCGCATACCGCACCGTTGACGGCGGCTATGTCGTCATCTGGGAACCAAAACAGCAGCAGAAGGGAGCCTAACGCCATGACCACCACATTCGATATCGGCGATGCCGTGCGCATCATCAGCCGCCAGCGCACCGGCACCATTGACCGCATCAGCGATGGGATCGCCATCATCCGGCCAGACGATAACGTCTCACACTTCACCGCCGCCTTCCTCACTGACTTGGAGCCTAAGCCATGATCAAAGACGCCCTCGCCATGCTGGCGCTTTTCGCCTGCCTTGCCTGCCTTGCAATCATCTAAACGAAGGGAAACTATCATGCTTGCCACCACCGCCGATAACGCCACGTTCCAGCAATGGCTGGATTACTACGCGGAAAAATTTGCGCGCATCAGCGACAGCGCCTTGACCGGATACTGGTATATGTACGGGCGCCACAGCGAGACGTTGCTAGGTACGCCACGCGAGGAAGCCGCCTACGCTGCCGTCAACGCCGAAATCGACGCTCGCAATATGCAGCCATAACGTCGAAACGCGCACATGGTGCGCGTCACTGCCGGGCGGCTCCCGACAGTCTGATGATGACAAGCCAATACAGGACACTTCACGATGCTTATTCAGATTTCGATCGACGCCGGCGCTATCGACGCCGCCATGTTGGCAACCTCAAAAGAGGAAACCCGCTACTACCTCAAGGGCGTGTTTCTTGACGCTCGCGGGTTCATCGCCGGCACAAACGGGCATATGGCTTTTGCCGCGCGTTGCGACGCTATCGCCGGCAAGCTGAACGACGTGCGCCCGGCTTATGACACAAGCGGCAATTGCCTTGCTGGCGTCATCGTGCCGTCCGACGCTATCGCGCAAGCGGCGAAGGCCGCCGGGCGCTCTAAGGGCTTGTGCTATGTTTTTGAGCGTGACGCGCAAGGCATGTGGTGGATCCTGTACGGCAACGCCCGGATCCACTTCGCGCCGGTTGACGGGTCGTTTCCCGATTGGCGCCGCATCGTGCCAACGGCGCCCGACGCGCTCACTGCCGGGCATTATAACCCGCTCTACCTGGCCGCCATTGGCAACATGGCGAAGGCCCTGAACGACGGCAAAAAAGATATGGCCACGGAATTCCGCTTGCACCAGGCCGGCGAGAATCCGGCGCTTGTCACGTTCCGTAATGGCGACGGCGACGCCCGCGCCGATTGCATCGCCGTGCTTATGCCCATGCGCACAAAGCCGACTGATTATGCCGCCGGCTCAATCGCCGCAGGGTTTCAAGCCTAACAACACGCCAGGGCGGCCACCGCGCCGCCCTAGCCCTCACAGAGAGAGAGGAAACGACATCATGACAGCCGAACAGATAGCCGCGGACGCTATCGCCACGCATGGCGCCATTGAGGCCGCGCGCCTCTACCGTGAAACGGAAGCCGCTTATTACAGCGAGGCGCAGTGGTGTGACAGCGCCAGCGACGAACGCCGCAAGCTGCAGCTTGCAGAGGGCTATGGGCGCATTGCCGCCATTATTGAGCAACTGACAGGAAAGGCTTGAACCATGAACATGAACGACCGCACCTATTACCGCACTTTGCCCACGCTGGCGCTGCTAGACGCTGCCAAGTATTCCGATAACGAATTGGCCATTGTGCTGGCCGAACGGCTGGCGGACGCCCAGGCGGACATTGCCAAGCTGTGGCGGCAGTGGGACGCCAAGCTCGCCAGTCAGTATGACGACTGAACAGAGCATGGCCGGGCTTTTGATCGCGCTGGCGCTGTTGGCGCTGGCCTTACTAATCGAGGATGACAAATGACCACGACAACCACACCACCGCGCCTAGAGCGTGATATCTTGCAGGACGCCGCTGCCGCCATCGCAGAGCATGACCGGCATTACAGCGCCATGCGCGACCTAGATGAACGCATTACGGCCCTGTGCCGCGAATATGGCGATTGCACCCGGCGCTGGGGCTATGCGCCGCACCACCTGCGCCGCGCTGTAGAGGCGCGGGGGCTGTTGGCATGACGCGCCGGGCAATCATCCACAATCGCGTGTTTTGGTGGCTGTACGAGGATGGGCGCAAGGAACGCATCTATGCGAACGAGCGCATCCGCGCGCACCTGTCGCAAGTGGCGTCTGTTGACGCGCGCATGGCCAAGGAAACAGCGCCCAAGGGCCGCACAAACCATCCGCCACGCCCGCCAGGCACAGCGCCCACGCTGCCAGCCGCTGATCGTGACATCAGCAACAAGACGCTAACAGAGCTTGCGTATGATTACGGCTGGGGAAGCGTGTACAGGTTCAGCGAGGCGTTGCGGAAACACCGCCGGCCTGTCTATGAACAGGCGCGCGCCAACGGTAACGCCAGGTCAGCCGCCAATCTGACACCGCCGGTTGCACCCAAAAGTTTGACGTGCCATAACACTCACCCAAACAAAGGAAACGACAATGCAGCATAGTAGGATCGTCGGCGGATCGACCGCCAAGCGCGTCATCGCCTGCCCAGGTAGCGTGGCGCTGGTGGACAAGATGCCACCGCAGCCAAGCAGCAGCTACGCCAACGAAGGGACGCTGCTGCACGACACCATTGCGGACGTGCTGGACAAGAACAAGCCGCCGGAAGCCTTTCTGGGGCGCACCCATGAGGGCATAACGCTGAACGAAGACCTGATCGAGCGCAAGCTGCGCCCGGCGCTGGCCGCGCTGGACGAGATCGACCCAGAGGGGAGGATGGAATATGCTGTCGAAAGCCGGGTGGGTTTTGGGGATTATCTGCCTGACGTTTTTGGTAGTACTGATTTTCTGGGCCGCATTGGCTGGCGCGCTGTTGTGCTGGATTGGAAATTCGGTGACGGAATACCTGTCGGCGCTGAGGAAAACGCGCAACTGATGTTTTACGCCGCCGCCGCCATGCGGACGGACACCACCAAATGGGTGTTTGAGGGCGTGGAGGAAGTCGAATTGATCATCGTACAGCCGCCCAGCGTCAAGCGGTGGGTAACCACGGTCGAGCGCATCAAGGCGTTTGAAGCTGACCTGAAGGCTGCCGTCACACGGGCGCTGAAACCTGACGCACCGTTGAAGGCCGGCGACCACTGCAAGTGGTGCGCTGCCAAGCCTGTGTGCCCGGTGATGACCGGCGCCGTGGATCGCCTGCTGGCGACCAAGCTGGACGCCCTGCCGGTCGATCAGATCGCGCACTATCTGGATCAGGTGCCGCTGGTGGAAGATTTCATCTCTGGCCTGCGGGCGCTGGCGGAACAGATGCTGACCGAGGGCAAGCCGGTGGGCGATTGGAAGCTGGTGCCGAAGCGGGCGACCCGTCAGTGGGCCGACGAGGATAAGGCTGTGGCCTTCCTGACAAGCGCAGGCGTTGAAGCCTGGGGCGAACCGAAGGCGATCACGCCAGCGGTGGCCGACAAGGCGCTGAAGAAAATGAAGATCGAATTGCCGGCTGACCTGGTGGTCGCCGTCTCCACGGGTAACACGTTGGCGCCGAGGAATGACCCCCGGCCTGCGGTGTTGCAAATCGGCCATACGCTCAAGAAGGCTATGGCCAAAATCCAGTAAGGGAACACGATAATGTCGAATGAACTTTCTAAGTTTGGCGGCTCGAATCTGCCGTCTGTTAAGTCTCTGGCGTCCGCGCTGCGCTCCATTGAATCGTCGGCTGGTGCTGGCGGTATGGCCATCCTGAAGATGGACAAAACCGGCCACTGGGTGTTCGGTGCCGATCAGACCGAGGTTGAGGACGACAGCCTGTGGGCCGTCAATCCGTTCTCGTTCGTCCACGGCTACATCGCCTGGGGCGACGGTGAAGTGCTGGCCGAAAAGATGGTCAGCGTGTCTGAGCCGCTGCCGGAACTTGACCCCGCGCCGCCGTCCGCCAAGCGCGGCTGGGAAATGCAGATCGGCATGGCGCTGGCCTGCACGAACGGCGAGGACGAGGGCCTGCAAGTCCGCTACAGCGTGACCAGCGTGGGCGGTAAGCGCGCCGTGCAGGGCCTGGCCGTGGCCATCGCTGAACAGGTGGACAAGGATCAGGACAAGCCGGTGCCGGTGGTGCGCCTTAAGAAAGAGCATTACCAGCACAAGAGCTATGGCCGCATCTTCACGCCGGTGTTCGACATCGTGAAGTGGTCGGGCATGGACGCAGCCCCGGCGGAGGAAGACGCCGAGGAAGCGGAAGCCCCGGCTGAAGACGCACCGCGCCGCCGGCGCCGCGTGTAAACTGGGCAGCGAACGCCGGGGCGG